CACAATCGAGCGCCCTCCCGGCACCGTGCATGGCTCAGCGGTGGATGGCACGGGCACCACGCGCGCGGCGACGGACACTGAGAGTAAGCTCAGTATCACGGGCGGCAAACTGACCTTTGTGGGTGGCAAAGCGACGCCTGGCTGGGGCGATCCCGCCTTTGCCGAGAACAGTAGCATCAGCCGCACGCTGGGCCGCTGTGCGGTCTGGCGGATCTCGGTCACCGACGCCAATAAGAATTTTGCCCTCGGTCTGCGCGCAGCCACGGGCGAATACTGGGGCTTTAAATTTGCGGCCGCCAACGCGCTCTATGTTCTCGACGGAGTCACGCCAACCGCGGGCGGTAAACAGGTCTACGCCTACGATTATACGACCGAGTATATGGTCTGCGTGGCCCTCCGCTCCAGTGGCGCCTGGTATTTTATCAAGGGCGGCTCGGATGCGGCCTGGCGCCTGCTCTACGTGGGCCGGGTGGGCACGACGGCCACGCTGTATGCGTCCATTGAAAGCTACAATGCGCCCATCGCTGCTGATTTTGTGCACGTGGACGCGGCCACCTATGCGCCGGCCTGTCTGGCGTCTGATTCGTTCAATCGCACGAACGGCGCCATTGGCACGGCGGACGGGGCGGCCGACGCCGATGTGAGCGCGGCCACCCAGGCCTGGACCGCAGCGGTCGGCACCTGGACGATCACGAGCAACAAGGCGACGCCGGCAACCGTCAGCGGGGGCGCGGCGATTGCGACGCTCGATGTCGGGGTGCAGGACTACTGGCTGCGCTCGGAAATCGAGACCACGGGCAGCTTGGTGGGGTTTGCGCTGCGTTATGTGGACGCCAGCAACTATGCGCTGCTTTGGGTGTCTAATACTCAGATCGCCCTACGGGCGGTGATTGGCGGCGTCAATCAGACCTATGCCATTTTCCCGGTCACGATTCCCTACAGTGCGGGCGGGGAGCTGGCGGTGGGGGTTAAGGGCAACCAGTTCACGGTGCTCTATAGCGGCGCCTTGATTGCGACCGGCACCATCGCCGACAGCGTGCTACAAACGAGCACAAAGATCGGGATCTATTCGAGCGGGGCCGGCTCTGTCCTGCGCCACGATAATTTTGTGTGTTGGCCGCTCACGCACAGCGGCTTGGACGCCCTGGCGCCCGACGATTTGAGCAGCAGCTATTTCGTGGCCGTTTACCGGGTCGATGCCAACAATTTGGAAATGACCGTCCCGATCACCGGGGCCGCGACCACAGTGCGCGCCAAGTACCAGTTTCGCAAGATCACAAAAGTGCTAGCGGGCTGGGCGTGGGCCAGCAATGCCTGGTATTTAGGGGGGATCAAGGTGGTCAACGGCGGCGGCGCCGGGCTTGACATCAATTTGACTGACCTAGGGCCGGATTTCACGACGATCAATTCGGCCTTTGAGTGGGCGTACAAGATCGGCATCGCCGGCGACCCAACGGGCAATTTTGACTTTTATGGCTCGCTGCACCAGGCGTTTAAAAGCAAGGCCTTTGCGATGGCCATTGACGGCATTGACATCACCCAAATGGGTGTAGGTGGGCGCGCCTACGGCAGCCAGTTGGTGCTCACTCAGGCGGGCGATATTTATCTGCCCGCTGATAAGACGACGGTGGTCGGTGCGGTGACGTTTACCCATACGCTAGACAGTGGTGGCCTGCGGGTGCACCATAGTCACACCTATAACGCCGGCTACGAGGTCTTTCAGGCGTATTCGGCCATGCTGCCCAGTGACATTGGTGGCAGCAACCAGTATCAGGTGGGCAGCAATGCCATCACCCTGCGCCTAGAGAACGACAGCGCCAATTTCCTAAACACGCAGGCGATCTTTGGGCGAGCGCTGGACAACCGCCATAGCTACCAGATTTTGCTCTGGTTACCGACCGGTGGCCCGAACGACAGCGGCGACTGGTCAAAGTCGGGCAATTTCAAGCTGTGGTATCAGGACCGGGCGCCCGTTGCTGGCTATTCGACCGGTAAGTTCTACGCCAACTGGGTATCCAGCGATTACGCGGACCGCAAGCCGGCCGTAGCCAGTGCCCACACGACGCTCTATCAGGTTGTGCTCGCGCCAACTTACACCAAGGTGGTCAGCGGCGCCGTGTCTCCTAGCGGGACCATACTGCGCCGGGCGCAGCGGCTGCTCGCCGGGAGCGTGGCGCCGGCGGGCGCGCTACTGCGCAAGCCACTAAAAAGCTTTGCTGGGCTACTCGATTTGGCCGGGGCGATGGTGGGCCAAGCCTATGTCAAAATTTTCCGCACGCTGGCCTTTACGACCCTAGATCGCACGAAGATCGCACCCACCGAGAGCGAGATCGTCACCCAGCTGGAGCGTAATTTCTACATGTACGCCGGGGACGCGCTGCATATCGACGCCCGGGCGCTTAAGGCCGATGGCCTGGGCCAGGATTTGTTGGGCGCAAGCGTGATCTGGACGGTCAGCGACAAGGATGAGAACGTTGTCCTGACCAAAAATCTGAGTAGTGGCATCAGCGTGACCGACCGGGTCACTGGCCTGCTGCGCATCACGGTGCTGGCGAGCGAGACAAGCGAATGGTATGCAACCCGTTATACGCACCGCGCAGTCCTGACCGACTACGTCGGCAACGCGGTGACGCTCATGACGGGTTCGATTTTTGTATTGAGTAGATAGGAGGCTTATGTTTTCGAGTTTAGCGCCCAGAGGGCACGTGACGCTGCGCAGAGTGGCGCCCAACGGGCCGGGGCTGAGGTATCACTTGCGGAATCGGCTGCGCCCGGCGTTTTGGCTGGGCTGGCTGGCGGTGCAGCTCGCCCGGCTCCTGACCTGGGCGACCGGCATCCCGACGATCACAAGCCAACTGGCGACGCGCGTGGTGCGCACTGACGGCACTGTGCTCGATTACGGTGTGGTTGCCTATCGGGTGGTCACGACTGCCGGGGTGGCGGCGCTTGTAAACGCCTGGTATGACGGCAGCAAAGAGATCAGCAATTTTAAATATCACGGTGTGGGGACAAACAATGCTGCCGAAAGTGCCTCGGACACCATCCTGGTCGCCGAATGCACCACCGTTTTAAACCCAGATAGCACGCGGGCCACGGGCACGCAGACCAAGCCCAGTGCGACCCAGCTAATGAGCACGGCCACGCTGGTCTTTGACGGCGGGGCGGCACTGGTCGAGCATGGGCTGCTTGACACGCCGACCGCCGGCACCGGCGTGCTCTGGGACCGCAGCGTCTTTTTGACGCAGAACGTGGCTCCTGGGGAGTCGTGGCAGGCGCAATACACCTGCACGATTAACGCAGGCGGCTAACCATGCAGGGCGGGCAATTGCGGCAGCGCATCACCATTCTTAGGCCAGTCGTCACGCGTGACACAGTTGGCGCCGAGCAGACGACCTACGAACCATTGGCGGCCGTCTGGGCCGAGGTTAAGCTGGCGCCCAGCCGCGGCGACGAGCAATTCCTGGCGGCGATTGATCAGCGGCAGAGCGTCACGCTGTATCGGGTGCGGCTGCGCTATCGGGCTGACGTGAGTGTCCTCTATCGGGTGCGTTATGCCGGCCAGGAGCTGAAGATCCACAGTGTGGGCGACCCTGAGGGGCGCAGCCGCCTGCTGCAACTGGTGGCGAGTGCGGTGCAGGAGTAATGATGGCCGACGTTAAGATCCGGGTGGACGGCATTGACGATGTAAAACGGGCGCTGGATGGCCAGCGGGACGCCTTGCGCCAAGCACTCTTGGCGATTGTGTTGGCTGGCGCCGAGGTGATTCGCTCGGCCGCCGAGAGCATGGCGCCGGGGCGAATCGCCGGCGACATGCTCAAAGAGCCAGCCGAGCGGTCCGGCACCAAGGTGCTGGTCAACATTGGGCCGCATAAGCGGCGCTGGTATGCCCAGATCGTGGAAAAGGGCGCAGTTGCCCACCCGGTTGCACCCCGCAGGAAAAAGGCGCTCAGACTGGCGGACAATACCCTGCGGCGCAGCGCACAGCATCCGGGCACGCGCGCCCGGCCATTTCTTCGCCCAGCCTTTGATGGCAATCAGGACAATGCCCAAACCGCGATGGGTGACCAGGTAAAGGTAACGCTAGGGCTATGACGATTGAAGAGGCGCTGACGGCAAACCTATTGGCCAACAAGCCACTAAATACGCTGATTGACAAGCGGCTCTATCCGCAACTCTTGCCGCAAAATGGTGAGCTGCCAGCGGTGATGTATCAGCGCATTTCAACCGTGGCCATTGAAGACCGCGACAGCGCGCAACCAGACAGCCAGGCCTTAAGCCAGGCACGGTTCCAGTTTGACGTGGTCGCCGCCGACGCCAAGGCGATGTGGGCGGTGGCCAAGGTGCTGCGCCAGGCGCTCTATGGGCTGATTGGCACGGCCGATCCCCGGATTGGCGCCGTGTTTATCGACAATCAGTATGATTTCTACGAGGATACCAGCCGCTTTAGCCGGGTCAGCGTGGATGCAATTTTGCAATATGTAGAAGAGCCATAGGAGGCAGAGATGGCCAACAAGTTACTCGGGTATCCGTGCATTATGTCTGTTGAGTCCGCCACACCGGGCACCTACACGCCGATCGCGGCGGTGCGCGATGTGGGCGGGCCGAATATCCAGACGGATGCGGTCGATTTTACCAGCCGCGATACTAGCTGGTGGAAAGAGTTTATCGCGGGCCTAATTGACGGCGGAGAGGTTGAATTTGATGTACTGTACGATCCGGACGCGGCGACGCACGGCACAACGGGGATCGGGTTGATGGCGCTGGCGCTAGCGCGCACCACCAAGAATTGGCGCATTACGCTCAGCGATGCGACGCCAACGACCTGGACGTTTTCGGGATTTATCAAAAACTTTAAACCCAAAGCCCCCATGAAAGACGCGTTCACCGCAGCCATCACGGTTAAGGTTTCCGGCGCGATTACGGTGGCGTAGCTTCATCTGGGGTTTTCCTTGATTTTTAAACAGATTTCCGAGGGCTAAACATGGAATTATTGACGAGAGAGGCGATTCTTGCCGCGCAGGATATTACAACGGAAGATGTCGCCTGCCCAGAGTGGGGCGGGACGGTGCGGATTAAGGCGCCGACCGGCGCAGAGCGCGACGAATTCGAGCAGAAAATCAGCCGACGCACGGGTAAAAAGGTGGTGGCTGATTTAAAGAACATTCGGGCGCGCACGGTGGCCAAATTTGCGGTAAACGATACCGGCGCACGGTTGTTTACGGACGCCGATGTGATTGGACTCGGCCAGAAAAGCGGCGCAGCTTTGGACCGCTGTTTTACCGCCTGGATGAAGCTGGCCGGCATGACCGAGGAAGAAATGGACGAGGTAACGGAAAATTTAGACGGCGGCCAGAGCGACGGCGCTACTTCCGTTTAGCGCTGGCCCACGGAAAAACCGTTAGTGAGTTTCTTTCCTCCGTCTCTTCCGCGGAGCTGACTGAGTGGCTGGCTTATTTTGCACTAGAGCCACCGGAAGAAGAACGGGCCGACGTGCGCTGGGCGATTTGGATGGCCATGTATGCCAACGCGCACCGCGCCGAGGGCGCAGGGGAATATGAACCGGCTGAGTTCCTGCAGCAATTGCCTTGGCACCGTCCCGTTGAAGTCGCACCAGACGAGATTGACACCGAGGGATTGCGACGCAAATTAGAAGAGCTGCGGGCAGCGTTTGCGCCTAAGATGGGATAGTCATGCTACTGGGTAAAATGATGGTGGCGCTCGGCCTAGATTCGGCCGATTTTGATGATGGCACGGCGAGCGCCAAGGCCAAATTGGATAATTTCGGCGGCGAGATGACCAAGGTGGGCGGCGTGCTCACCGCCGGCATTTCCGCGCCCTTGATCGGGATTGGAGCTGCAGCGCTCGATGCGTCAACGAAACTAAATGAGGGCATGGCCAATGTCCAGAGCTTAGGGCTAACCCAACAGCGCGTCGAGCAGCTCAAGACGGGGGTGCAGGATTTGGCGATTGAGGTTGCCAAGGGCACCGACGATATGACGCAAGGGCTCTACC